GCGGCCTTTTCCTGGTATAGGACGTACTTTTGTGTTCTGTAAAGAGTTATAACTTATTCTATAATATTCAGGTGTCTTATGTTTATGATTACCTATGTATCCGTTATCTAAATGAAAGAAGTTAATACTAGGATCTTTTTGAATAGCTTCAAACACCCAATTATCAAACGGATGACTAAATGCTAGATACCTATCTTTTTCAATTTCTTCTGGACGTTCTATTGTTTTTACATCACAATGTTTATAAAGATAAGAAAACAGTTGTCCGCGTAAATCTTTAGAATTTTTTGGAATTTGAAATTTATACTGATGCATCTTCCATACCTGCGACTCTTAACTTGACAACATTAGTTATCTGCCATTGTTTTTGATCAAGTCCTTTCAAGAGACCCAACCATTTGTTACGCAGGAGGGCAAATTCATTAATAATTTTTTCGTAGTCTACTACGTCGGCTTCACCATCAACATATTTCTCAACATCTCGACTAGATAAAGCTCGTTGATAAGTTTCTAAATATTTTTTGAAAAATGAGCTACGCAACCTACGTAGCTCAATATTCAAGTAGTTAAGTATAGCTTCAATTTCTTGTAGCTGATTAAAACGCTGTTCAACGATACCGGGCATCTCTGCCGCGGCACGTTCAACGTTGCCTTTTAGTTTTACTTCACTTCGAGCATCAATTAACTCTGATTCAAAGTATGCTATTGCGTCTGGAATCTTGTTTATATTTCTCGATACTTCTGAGTAATATCCCATTTATTCGTCCCATTCGTCTGTTTCTTCTTCATAAACATCTTCTTCGTCTAAATCGAGATAATATGTAATTGCGGAATCTAAAATATCACAAGTTCCCATAGCATCTCTAAAATGTGTATCGTCAGCACCATAATCAGCACATGTATCAACAAATCTCTCTGCTGTAGCTTCTATAGTTTTCTTATCAATACTATCTTTAAACGTATTCCACATATCAGCAATTAATCCTGCTTCCATATTTTTCTACTCCTGTTCAGTAAGTTCTGCTTCAGCAACAACTGGTTCATCAATTGCTACATCGTCCTCGGTATTTACCTCCGGAGCAGTTTGAGCTTCGTATTCTGACATGATAAGATTCATCTTATCAGGAGTCATCCATGCTTTACGATAGTCAAGATGTTCTTCACCATTTAGGTCAATGTACTTGAGTCTGTTGCCTTGTTTTACTAACAATTCTTTCTTTTCAAACAATTCAATAAGACCACTATAAGGATTCATACCTGTTTCGTATGGAATCTTAACTTGTACGCCTTCGAAAGGTTTTGCGTAACGAGTTTTCATTACTTTACAACCTGCTCTAATACCACGTACTTCGCTAATTTTATTACCTGCTTCATCTTCTTTTAGTTTCATCTTTTTCATTGCTACTACAATTGAAGATGCGTAGATAAATCCTTGTCCACCACTGATCTTGTCATCTGGATCAAACATATCTTGTGATGCGTATGTATGGTTAGTACATACTAGTCCTACGTTGTAACTACCAATCATGTTAACAGTATTACGTACAAGTGATGTAAGTGCCTTAGGTTTTCTACCCATGTCACCTTTCATATCACCCTTGTTAAACTGATCAACATCTGTTGGTGTTAATAGCATACCTAATGAGTCAACTACAAACAATACTTTAGGACGATCTTCTTCGTTCATTGCTTTATAGTCTATCATAAATGTACTGATAGTTTTTGCTACATCATCGATCATTGACATATTAAGTTTAAGAAGTTTATCTTCTCCTGTGTCAACGTCGAGAGCTTGTAGCCAGCTCTCATCAAGTGCGTTCTCTGAGTCAATTAATACTACAAAGATGCCTTGATCTTGTGCGTGTTTTACAATGTTACCGGCACAAAAGTAACTTTTACCTGCGCCTGATTCACCTGCGAAAACTGTTACCTTACCTAATGGAACACCTCTGTGAAAGTCTCCACTAATAAGATAGTTAAGTGCGTATGATCCTGTGCTGATCCAATCTGTTGGATCATTAAAGCCACTACTCATACCTGATATACTTTTAGTCAAGTCCTTGCGGAACTTACTAACATCAAACGATTTAGCCATAGTTTCTCCTTGTTTAAAGCTAGTGTAGGGGATATTTCACCCCTACAAATTATTTTTATTTTATGATTGACGTGCTCTAATCATTGACAAGATGTCTTCTGCTTTACCATCATTTGCCGGAGCCGCCGCAGGTGCCGCTTCTGCTACTGGAGCAGGTGCCGCTACTGGTGCTACCTCTGGTGCTGGTGCCGCTACTGGTGCGCTCTGACTAGTAGCAGTCGCTTGTGGACTTGCCGCCTTTGTCGGATCACCTGTTCTTGCCGCCATACCTGATGGTCTAAAGTAATTGCTCCAACGATCTGGATCGTATGCTTCACCATCTACTGATGCTTCAAACATTTCTTGCATTACTTTTACTTCAACTTCACCTGGCTTCTTAGGTAAGAAGTCACTTAGATTAAACAACCCGTTAGTTTCAAGTGCCTTCATTTCAACGTCACTTAATGGACGCTCTCTACGTGCCCAATTACTTGTGCTATAGTCTGCGTATCCACCTTTTGAAGTTTTATTAAGACGGAAGTCTACACCAGCAGTATAATCTGTTGGTAGTTCTTCCATATCAGGATCCATAAGTGCCTGCTTAATAATTTGAAAAATTTGTGGCCCAATAATAAAACGTCTAATTGGATTTTCTGGAGTGTTATCGTCTGATAGTGGATTATCAGTTACGTAACCTTGGAATACGTATGAACGCTTTTTCCAATACTTACGACCCATGTCTTCAAGACTTGCGTCTTTAAACCATCCACGTACCTCGTTTAGGATATTACAAGTTTCGCCATACATTTCCATACACGGAACTTGTACTTGTACTGGACGTGATCCAGTATCGCCTTTTACTCCACTAAATGGAAGTTTGATCATCAAACGTTCTTTCCAAAAGAAAGTATTTGATTCATCGCCATCTGGCAAGAATCTTAGAGTCGAGCTCTGTCCTTCTGCCATATTCCAAAATGGGTAAATTGCGTTGTCGCCACCTGATGATCGATTACCACCGGTGTTTGCTTCTTGTTCTTTAAGTTTAGCTCTAATCTCTGCTAATGATGCCATAGTTATGCCTCCTATATGTTATGCCTATGTGCTGAGTAACAAAATTGTTACCCTTTGTGCCTTAATTACGTACAGCACTATATGTATTGTACGCTATTACTTATTAAAAGTCAACCTTTATTTTGCCTTTTTTGGATAAAATGATTAAATGCCAGCTAATTGCTGAATTCTAGCCATTTCATCGTCTTGCCCTTTAAGTAATTCTACCATTACTTTCTGGGCTTCTTCAACAGCATTATTACCATACTTCTTTTGTACTGATGTTATTACTGCTGTTTCTCCTTTCGGAAAACTGTTTTGAACGTAGTCGTACATGCTTTTAACATATTCATCTAGTTCGACATCGTTCTTTTGTTCTATTTCACCATCTGGTGCTGAATCACTATCAGCTAAAATTTTATTTGCTGTGTCTTTAGACATTGTACAAGGGTGCATTTTACCAGAACCTTTTGGATATTCAAATTCTTTCCCACCTTCAGCCGCACATTGCGCCGCTGCCATTTTATAATCTTCAAATGCTTGTTCTTCGTTTTCTCCCATGTCAAAATCTTTCATTAACCCTTTAGCGAAATCATCTACCCATGAATCATCACCAATTGCTTTTAGAAGTGACTCAATTTTTTCATCAGCATTATTTCCAGGTACATCTTTTTCTTGTACTATCTCTGAGCTGTCAAACGGTGATTCACTTGTAAAAGATTTAAGTTCTGGAAAATCATCTTGTAAAGCATCATCATTAATTACTTCAATCAACGCTTTCAAAACAACTTCGTCATCATTTGAGCCAATACCTTTTCTATGTAACTCTCTAAAGTTATCTAACGCACCCATGCCACGCTTCATTTCATCTTCTGTTGCAGGTTCTCCTTCGTGCTTCGAATTAGAAATAATACTATCTAAATGCGTTTCAAATGATTCATCAGGATCAAATCCTTCGTCTGCGTCATGAATACCGTTGCCGTTATCATCAATCCAGTGCGTACCTTTTTCATCATGTACATCATGTGGGCAACTTGTTGTTGGCTTGTGCATTATATCTCCGCAATCTTTACAGTGATATTCTCCGCCCATACCTTCATCAACACTCACAACGTCACCACAACTAGTACATCTGCCTTTAGCATCACCAGGGCCGTCGCTTATTGGAGCATCACAGCATTTACTTAATTCTTCTTCCATTATAGATATTTCTTCGCCTAGTAAGTCTTCTGGACCTATTTCTTGTGTTCTATTTGCTTCACTTACTAATTTATATACATAAGGAAATACATCTTTTAATTCTTCATTAAACTGTTTAATTGTTAATTGTGCTGTCCAGTCTGTAGCAATATCTTCTGGAACATCTTCTAGTACGGAAGAAGTAAAGTTCTCAGTCATCTCTTTATACTTGGACGGCTTTTGGATATTTTCAATAGTCTTTTTAACTGTGTTTAATCTATCATTAACAACATCCATATAACCTGATAAACCTTCAGCCATTACACTTGAGCGATTCATGTATGTCTTAAATTTACGCAGTTTGTTTAGTTCTTCTGAAAGTCCAGTAACGTGTTTACCAAAATCATCATATGGTTTTCCGCCTTCACTAACGTGTTGTGCCATTGCTCTAGCACCATTAAGGTGTTTGAATGGATACTTAAATCGTTCGCCATCGTTGCTTTCGATATAAATTCCAGCAATACTAGTATTACGTCCTGTTGCTGATTCTTGGTTAATTGGCGCAGAATGTTTTACCACCATTCTTGCTGTTCCAATGTTTTGAAAACTAGTTCTGCTAGTTCCATATAGTTTTGATTCGCTCATTTGTTTCTCCGTACTAAGGTATTCATAATCTCTTTTATCTAAGTTTGACTTTGTAATATCTCTTGTATCAAAATTTAACATTCTTTTCTTAGCAAATGCTCTTACTTCTTTTAAAAAATCAAACCATTTATTCTTTAAAACATTTTCAGTTTCACTGAATAAATTTTTGCTATACATAATAGTAAGACTATCTTTGTCTAAGTTGATACTTACTTTTTTACCTGGTACAAAGTCAAATTCAAAGAATCTTGCCTGCTTTATATCGTTAGTAATTTCAGCAGATTCGTTACCAACTGTAACACTAGGGAATCTTCCTCTAATTTTGTTGAATAGTTCATTTGATATTGTGTCAAGGTTTATCATAATAATATTTATCCTAATAGCCGCCTGTTACAAAAATTGGCATTGGTGGTTCGTAGTCCTCATAGTCTGAATCGGTTTGGTTAAATGTGTTATATATTCGTGGATCCCAGTCTTTTAGTACAGTCATCATTCTTAAAGCAAGTAAAGTAGCACTTACTAGATCATCTGTTCCACCTGATTTTGCCTTAAAACTTGTTCCTGTAGCAACAAATGACTTCAATTCTGTTATCAATACTTTACTGTTTATTTGAAGTTTATTATTTTCAACCATAGTTTTTAATCTACTACATGCTGTAATCTTAGTACCATGTGTAGTATTAAATCCTTTGCGGAACTTACGTACATGTCCTTTACGCATCGGTTCACTTACAAATAGTCCAGGTATGTTTTCTTCGCCAAAATCGTTAATAACAATAAGTGCGGCTTCTCCAATACTGTTGTTTTCAACACTCCAGTATATGTTGCTACCACTACCACCACAAGACTCTTTAAGGTGAGTACATATATCTGTTAGTATACGTATTTGTGCCGGTATTGGGGTTTCGTTATGTCGCCATTCAGCAACTTGTTTGTAACTAGGAAGTTCAAATACTTGGATTGCGGCATAGTCTCCGCCTGTACCCATACTAGGATCTAATGCTACAGCATAATTTTCTTCAGCATGTGGTTTTGAGTACCAACGTGTTTGTCCCATATTCATCATAGGCTCTACGCCTTCCATAGATGACAACTTAATACTATTAATAAGTGTTTCATCGTATACTAGGAATTCACAACCATATTCACGTCTAAATCTTTCTTCGCCAATTCTGCCAACTTCAGTTTCTTTCCATTCTTCATCTCTATCAGGATGTTCGTCCCAAGTACATGTAAATCCATGAAATCCATTTTCACCTACTTGTTGTTCATTACCGTGTGCGTCAAACTTATTTTGAGAGCCTTTCCAAATAGTAGCAAACGTATCTTCGTCTGAGTTAGGTGTACTTGTAATAATAGCACGACCACCTGTTGCTAGTGTAGGAGATATTGATGTCCAAAATTCATCAGCAATACCCGGATTAACAAACGCAAACTCGTCGCAGTATAGCAATGAAATACTCATACCACGTCCTGTATTGCCTGTTGTTGTGGCACTAACAATACGTGATCCATTTTCAAACTCAATGCTACCTTTATTATAACTTGTAACTCCTGCTCTAATATGATCAGGACATGTTTCGTAAACATATCGTATACGTTGCATAATTTCTTGAGCACCACTATACTTGTGTGCGGCAATCAGGATAGTTTGATCAGGATGAAACATAGCATACCATGTAAGATAGACTGCGGCAGTAGTTGTCTTGCCTGTCTGTCTTGGAAGCATATTAACGTTAAATCTATGCTTATGATATGACTCAAGTAATCTTTCTTGGTACTGATAAGGATCAAATAATAATTTACCTTGTACAGGATGTTGTATAAAAGCAAAATGTTTAGCAAAGTATAGATACCCTAAGTCTTCATCCATACAATCCATCATGTCTTGGATCTGCTGTTCAGAGAACTTTTCTCTAGTATTTGCCTTTTTGGTGAGAACTCCGTCTAAACTCTTCATGCTAGTATTTAACCAAAAAAATAGGACCCGAAGGTCCTATTGAATATTATTAATTAACCGTTATAATTTTTATAGAATGAATTTAATTCTTCTTTGATCTTGTCTTTTAGTGCCATTGGATTATCTCCGCCTGCTACTTTTGGATAAGACTTTTTAGCCTTATTAAGATCATTAGTTGGTGGGTTTGTCATATCAGTGTATGGAGCATATTCTTCGTCTGGCTCATTAGCATAATCTTCTGATGCTTTTGTATCAAGACCTGCTCTTGCTTTTAATGAATTTAAGTCATCGTCGCCTAGCTCTGGGTTTACTTCAATGTCTTCCATTCCACAGCCGCCTGTTTTAAGATCCATATCATCTGGATCATTATCTTTACCTGGAATCTCTGGATTATCTACAGGTGTTCCTGTCATTATTTTTGGCATTGGCATTTTTAGCGTTGCTTTGTCAGCCATTCCTGCGTCACCTAAGCCTGCGTTTTTCATCATATCTAATAAATCAGCTACATGATCTTTACCACTTGCGTTTAATGATATATTCATTGTTACCGGATTGCCTTTGTCCATTTCTGGAGCCATAGGCGCTGGCATTGGAAGTGATCCTTCATCTACTGACTCAGTTAGTTTAGTACCTTTTTCAACAGCATCAAAACCTTCTAAGATATTTTTCATATCGCTAAAGTTAGTATCGCCTTTGAAAGGTTTATTACCTACTGATGCGGCATCCATATTTTGTAAGATTTTTTTCATATCCATTATTTACTCCCTACTGGA